AGAAGTCACGCCGGTTCCCGACGGGATCGAGCCGCCTGATTATTTGAATGACGCGCAGAAGGAACGATTCAGAGAGCTCTCGGAGCAGCTTGTCAAGCTGGAGATCATGGGCGAGACCGACAACGACGCACTCGCGCGGTTGGTTATCGCTCAGGGCAGATATGAGGACGCCAACGAGCTTCTTGACCGCTTTGATTTTGAGGACGATCCCAAGGCTTATGAGATCGCTTCGCGCATCTACGCCAAGCGCCTTGACGAGCTGCGGAAGCTGGCGTCCGACCTCGGCTTGACGATTTCGAGCCGCTGCAAGCTGGCGGTCCCGAAAAAGGAAGAGGACGTGAAGCCCAATAAATTCTCCCGTTTCGGAGCGGCCGGATGACAGACCGCGTCACCGATTATGCGAGGGCTGCTGTCGCCGGTCTTGTACCGTACTGCGGAAGGCTGCACATTCTCGCATGCAAGCGGCATCTGCGCGACCTTGAGCGGCAGCGGACAAAGAAATTCCCCTATTATTGGAGCGTTGAAGCCGCTGACAAGGTGCTTCAATTCTTCGAAACGCTGACCATCGGCGAGGGCTTTGAAAAAACACCCGTCAAGCTGATCGGTTCGCAGGTTTTCGATATCGGCTGTACCTTTGGCTGGTTAAAGGTCTCCAATGACCGCCGACGCTTCCGTCGCCGCTATAAAAGCATGGCGCGTCAGAACGGCAAGAGCTTTGAGAACGGAGGCATGGGCGTCTATATCGCAGGGTTCAGCGGCTACAAAGAGGGTAAGCTGTTCACTGCGGCGACCAAGCGGCGGCAGGCAAAGATCGTCTGGGATGAAATGCGCAAGTTCATTCAGTCTGACGAGGATTTGCAGGAGTTTTTCACGATCAAGGAATATAAATCCGAGATTAGAGCGAAAAACACCGGCTGCACCATTGAGGCACTGAGCAAGGAGGGCGGACTTGACGACGGCTTTCGCGGTATCTTCAACAGTGTGGACGAGCTGCACCAGCACAAGGACAACAGTGTTTATAAAGCACTCTGGCTGGGCACGCGAAATCTGCCCGAGACAATGCTGTCCGTTATCACCACACGCGGCAAGAATCCGCGCTCCTACTGCAAGGAGCTTGACCGCTTTTGTGTGTCGATTCTGGAGGGCACCGTCACCGCCGAGGATTTCTTTGTTGACATCTACTGCCCTGACAAGGGCGACGACATCTATGACATCAATAACGCACTCAAAGCTAATCCGCTCTACGTCGGCAAGCCCGAGCAGATCGAGATTCTTAAAACCGAAGCCGAGACTGCAAGGAACATGGGCGGCTCCGACCGTGTAGATTACATTACCAAGTCCGTCAACCTCTGGACAAACGGAGATGACGCGAATTATATCAACGCCGACGATCTGCACGCCTGTTTAACGGAAAAAGAGCTGCCCGCCTTTGATGGGCGCGACTGTTGGGTCGGTCTCGACCTTTCGAGCGGCGGCGACCTGACCAGTTGGGCGATCGAGCTTGAGGACAAAGGCAAAATCTACCTGCATGCCCATTCCTACATGCCATACGGGCGGCTGCAGGAGCATATACAAAACGATCTCGCACCCTATGATATCTGGGAGCAGGACAGCTTGATCACTGCGACAGGCGGCGCGGAGAGCTATAAGAACGACTACAAGTTCATTATTGCCGACCTGAAACGGCTGAAAGAGAAATATCATCTCAATTACCGCGCGATCGGCGTCGACCCGCATAATGCGGACGGCATTCTGAGCGATTTGGAGGAGTTAACAGACAACGTGATTATCGTCACGCAGTCCGCCAAAAATCTCAGCTCCGCGACCGAGGATTTGAAACTGAGTGTGAAGGAACACAACGTCGAGATCAACCGTAGGAACGAAATGCTGGTGTTCAGCTTTGAAAACGCGGTTGAAATCAAAAATTCTTTTGGAGAAATAAAAATTGACAAGCGAAACGCGCTCAACGGCAATCGCATAGACCCTGTTGACGCCTGCATCGACGCACATTTTTGCAGGATGCTTGCACCGCAGGCAAAGCCCGCCGATGTGAACCGCGTTTTCGACGATTATCTGACTGAAATGGGGTGGTAATATGGGCAAGGTCAAGCAATATTTCAAGCGTCTCGGCGGCGCTCTGGTGAATAAAAGCGTTATCACCGACACTATGAACGACTGGCGCGAGTTGATGACCTTTCTCGGCATCGATGCCAACGGAATGACCGGCAGCGCGCTTTCAAACGCGACATATTATGCTTGCTTGAAGATCCTGTCCGAATCCATCGGCAAGATGCCGCTGCGGATTCTGACGCGAACGGAACGCGGCGGCATACGACCGGTGCGCAATCATCCTCTCTGGCATACGCTGCATGACCGTCCGAACAAATTCATGACCGCGACGGCTTTCTGGAGCCTGATGGAATACAACCGCAATCATTACGGCAATGCCTACGCCTGGATCGTAGGCAGCGGCGACAAGACGGAGCTCTTTCCGCTGAATCCGCGCGACGTCACGATCTGGTATGACAACAGCATGCTGCTGAGCGAAACACCGGCGATCTGGTATCAATACGCGGCTCCGAACGGCAAGCTGCACATGATCCACCATGAAGCCATGCTGCATGTCCGTAACTTCTCAACCAACGAGCGCCTTCCTCTTGCGGGCACCTCGGTGCGTCAGAATCTTGCCGATACGATCAAGGGCAACCTACAGGCGCAGAAGATGCTCAACTCCCTTTATTCAAACGGCTTCACCAACAAGGCGATCGTGCACTATACGGACGAGCTGAGCGACGAGAACGAGAAGAAATTCCTCAGAGGCATTCAAAAGTTCATCAAGGGCGAGTACAAGAACGACGGCATCGACAACCTTATCCCCGTGCCTTACGGCGTAAAGGTTGAGCCGCTGTCGAATGTGAGGCTTGCGGATTCACAGTTCCTTGAGCTTAAACAATACAGCGCGATACAGATCGCCTCGGCGTTCGGCATAAAGCCCGTGCAGATCGGCGATCTGACGAAAGCCTCCTATGCTTCCGCAGAAGCGCAGCAGCTCTCATTCTTGGTAGACACGCTGCTGTTCATTGTCAAGCAGTACGAGGAGGAAGTCACCTACAAGCTGCTCGACGGCGGAATTTACGCGAAATTCAACGTCGACGTTATCCTGCGCGCCGATTATAAGAACAAGATCAGCACGCTCAAGGAGGCGGTGAACGGTTCGATCTATATGATCAACGAGGCGCGCGAAAAGTGCGACCTCGATACCGTCGAGGGCGGCGACGTGATCATCTGCAACGGCAACGCGATACCCTTGCAGATGATAGGTCAGCAGTATGTGAAAGGAGGTGAGAGTGAGAATGATTAACGGCAAAATCCAAAAAACCGCTGCGATCGGAGCTCTCACCGCTACGGATGAAGAGCTTGCGAAGGTCAACGCCTTCGCGCTTAACGAGCTGAGCGCGGACGACGTCTATCTTTTTAAGATCGGCGTCTGTTCCAACGCGCAGGACACCGACCGCGACAATGAGCCGCTGCTTCGCAATGCGGTCATTCAGCTTGCCGAGCGGTTGAAGGGCAGGACGATTATCTTTGACCACATGCCGAGCGCAAAAAATCAGGTTGCGCGCATCTACGATACCGAGCTGGAGACCGTTGACGAACAGACAGAGGCAGGCGAACAGCTGACAAAGCTGACCGCGCACTGCTACATGGTCAAGACCGCGACGAACGCCGACCTGATCGCCGAGATCAGGGCAGGCATCAAAAAAGAGGTCTCCGTCGGATTCAGCACGGGAAGGTTCGCGTGCAGCGTCTGCGGCAAAGACTTTGACCGCTGCCCGCACCGGAAGGGTCACGTCTACAGCGGCAAGACCTGTCGTGCGCAGATAACCGACTGCACGGACGCCTATGAGGTGTCCTTTGTGGCGGTGCCGTGTCAGATCGACGCGGGCACCAAGAAGGCATACACGCCCGACGACAGCGATCGCGAAAAATCGCTGCGGGCAAGAATCAGACTTAATGAAATTCTTTTTAAGGAGGAGTAAAATCCATGGTAACACTGAACAAGAAAATGAGACAGCTCAAAGAGAAGATGAACGAGAAAACCGCCGAGGCTAAGGCGCTGCTGAGCGCGGACAGCAACGACGTCGACGGCGCCAACGCGCTCCTTGACGAGGTAGAGCAGCTTGAAAAGGAATTCAACACCGAAAAGCGTCTGCTTGAGATCGAGCAGAAGAACGCCGAGCAGGGAGCTTTCAAGCAGCTTGATGTAAAGCAAAAGGCGGATTCCGTTGAAAAATTCGCGGAGGTGATCCGCGGACTTGTCCGCAAGGATCCCACAGTCACCGCCATGACCGAGGGCGTCAACGCCAACGGCGGCTATACGGTGCCCGAGGATATCAGGTATGAGATCGAGCACTTCAAGGAGGCAGAATTCTCCTTTGAGAAGTACATCTCGAAGGAAATCGTCTCCTCTAACAAGGGCAGACG